GCGCTGCGTTGAGTACTGTTCTGGTTGCTGTTGTTGAGATTGTTGCGTACCTTGTCCTCGATCTTGATCCAACGCACACCATTGAAACGGAACAGACGGTTGGGAAAATAATCCTGGCGCAGGAAGTAGTCCCCTGCAGCAGCGCCCAAAGGAAACTGCACACCCACGCCACAGGGCAGCCCGTTGGGTGGGATACCATCGCCGGTGAGATAGCCCACGGTGTAGCCATCGGCACGAGGAGTTACGCTCATGCCGCCCTGTGTGCCATCTACTGTGTCTCCGCTGGTAGTAGTGAGAGATTCAGGATTGGCTGGTTGTCCACCCAGTGTGGCCTGCCAAGGAGTCCAGTATTCTTGATTGCTGATATCCACGCCGGCAGGAACATTTTGGGCAGCTTGCCAGTATCTACTTCCGATGTTGACCACAGTGTTCTGGCTATAGATGCTGTCTCTATCCCAGAGCACAGACACTGCAGGCTCTGCGGGCTGTCCTGCCACGGTGGGCACGATGTAGTAGCTCTGCGTGGCATAGCCCGACAGGGGCACTTCCACTTCGGCCTGGGTGAGTATATGGTCGTTGATCTCCTGATCCTTGGTGCGAGTGCTGAACACTTCGCTCTGTGTAGGCGCTGTGTATTCGGTCCAATAGGTGGTGTTAGTGATGTCTGTGCCGGCGGGTGTATTGATCTTGGCCTGGTAGAGAGTACCACCTTGATCCACTATCGATCCAGCAGGATAGAAATTGCCATTGTCCCAGATGGTGCTGTTGGCCACGGGCTTTTTGAGTATGTCCTTGTATTCCTGGGCGTTGGTCAGGGGCGTGGCCTTTACTCGCCACAGATGCGGTAGCCAGGTCTGGCTGAAACCTTCGGCTGCAAATGCAGCATCCTGGATCACGTAGTATTTGGGCAGGGGCTCGGGTATGCTGGCATCCAGGGGATAGTAGTCCTTGAGCACCGGCACTTCCAGCACGTCGCCGTTCATGAGCTTGCGACCAAATGTGTCTATCATGTCGTTGTAGTGGAACGTGATAAACAGGGTATCGTTGTTGAGAAACAGACCAAACTGCTGGAGATCAAAGTCTATGTCCTGCATGTTGAACACACCGCGCATGACATAGATGTCCTGATCGTAGATACGATCTCGGTTTTCCAGCAGCAACAGATCCTGGATGTTGAGCGGGTTCAGTTCATCATAAGTGGGTTGTGTGGCATCTGCATTGCCCGACAGCGCAGAGTCTTCACCTCCGGTCTGGGGGCCCAGATATTTGTGCACAAAGATATCTACACCACCCACGGTATAGCGTTCGCTGATGATGCGATCTAGATACTGATAGTCACGGGTGCGATTGGGGCGGTATAAACTGAGTCTGGGCATGATCCTGTATTTATGGGCAGGTTGACCGTAAATACCCAAACTGCTATAATACTGAAAATGGCTACTTTCGAAGAGCTCCAGGAGCGTTTTGAGCTGGCTGAGCGCAATGCGCGAGCATTGCCCACACGCACCCGGCGCGATTGTGTGCGCATGGGCGATCATGTGCGCGATCTATTCCAGGAAGCCAGCCGTGCCGCAGTGGACTGCCGGAGACTGCGCCGAGTGACTCCGCGCTATGAACAGTGTCTAGTGGCGGTTGAAGAATCGTTGCAGAATTTTGAAGGCTATGTTATAATGGCCAAACTCATGAAAGGATCCTCGTGAAAAAGAAGCCCGTCGCCAAAGTCGCCCAGCCCAAAGCCGCCCAGCCCAAACCCTTGCAGCCCAAGACTGGGGAAACGCATCTCACAGGCAATGAACCCCTGTGGAGTGTGCAGCCCACACCGGATCAACGCCAGATGGCCTTGACTCGTGCGCTGGCCTGGTACAACTACTATTGCGACAGCAAGGATGCCCGCAAGTTCGTGATCGACTGGCTGGCCCGTGATGATAAGCTGAGCCGCTTGGCTCGCGACATGGGTCGAGTTCCTGAACGGCATGTGGGTACCACGCTGGGCTGGCTGTGCCGCATGAGCGTGATGGGACTGGAACTCAACGAACGCGAACGACTGTTTATAGGCGATCGCATACACCGCCTGATTATGGAACATCAAGAGCCTGAGGTCGTGGACAAGCCCCGGGCAGTGGACCGTCCCAACATACAGGATCATCTGCGCACCAAGATGCGTGAAGTGGCCGGCGAGCTGGAAGGCATATTCGATGACATGCTCCAGACCAACAGTCGCTTTGACACTGTGCCCCGAGCAGTCAATCTCCTGCGTGAACACAATATCTCCCCCCAGATGGTCGGGGAGATCGCGGAACACTGGACCGGGGTCAAAGCCGAACTGGAACAAGCGGCCAAAGGCCAAGACGCCGATCTAGTGGAAGGCTATCGCAACCGCACCAAGATCCAACTGCGCAACATGATCCGTTTTGCAGATCAGGTGATCGCAGACTGCGCCAGCTATGTGCAGCTCAAAAAAGTGGAACGCAAGCCGCGCAAGAAAAAGCCCGTGAGTCCGGAGAAGATCACGGCCCGGTTCAAGTATCTGCGAGAGTTTGCCGAGCTGGGACTCAAGTCAGTGTCAGTCACGGATCTGGTCAATGCCCAGGAGGCCTGGCTCTACGATACCAAACGCCGCAAGCTGATCTACGTGGTACACGAAGATCTAGCAGGGTCGTTTACCGTGAAAGGCAGCGCCTTGATTGGTATCGATACCACCAACAGTGTGCGCAAGACACTGCGCAAGCCCAAGGAGCAGCTGAAAGCTCTCATGACAGTGGGCGCGCCTGCTGCGCGTAAGGTGTTCAAGGAGATCCGCAGTACCGAAACCCAGTTCAACGGTCGTGGCAATGAACATATGATCATCCTCAAGGTGCGCTAAATATCCAGGCTTGTTGCGCTCTCCGGAGGAATCATGTGGCCTAACCGAGATTTTGGGTTGATTTACCGTTCAGAAAACGACACAGATCGAGACAGCGATCAGTTTCAACGCACCGTATCTGGCTGGAAATTCCGTGGATCCAAGTGGTTGGATCAAAAACCCAACCCCGACGAAGATCGCTGGCACGACGATGACGATGGCCGTTAGTGTGCGCGGCTCCAAATAAATAGCTTATTGGAGCCACACATGGAAACAACCACCCTTGCTGAACTCAAGCAGAATCTCAACAACTATGTAAAACTGCAACTGGCTGACCAGATCATAGATGTTGAGCTGGATCCTGCGCATTTTGAAGCGGCCTATGCCAAGACGCTGGGCACCTATCGCCAACGTGCGCAGAACGCCTTTGAAGAAAGCTATCTGTTCCTGACTCTGGTCAACAACCAGAATCTCTACTACCTGCCACAGGAAGTGATCAGTGTGCGCCAGGTGTTTCGGAGAACATTTGGCAACAGCCAAGGTCCCTACGCATCAAATTTTGACCCGTTTGCCCAGGCCAGCTTGAACGTGTATCTCATGAATTTCAACGTGTCCGGCGGACTGGCCACCTATGATTTCTACACGCAATATGTGGAACTGGCCGGGCGCATGTTTGGTGCCTACATGAACTACACGTTCAACCCTGTGACCAAGCAGCTACAGCTGATCAGAGATCCCAACGGCACCGGCGAAGCGGTGCTGATATGGACCTATAATCTACGCCCCGAGATACAGCTCTTGAGCGACTATCAGATCAGTCAGTGGTTCCGGGACTACATGGTGGCCAACTGCAAGATGATCATAGGCGAGGCCCGCGAAAAATTTGCTACCATAGCCGGTCCTCAGGGTGGCGGCACTCTTAATGGTACTGCCATGAAAAGCGAAGCTCAGACTCAGATGGATGCTCTAATTGAGCAGCTCAAGAACTATGTGGATGCCAGCCAGCCCTTGACCTGGGTTATTGGATAAATACTACAAGGATTGAAAATCATGCCCATAGCTCAAATAGTAACCTATCTCAGACCAAATATTGATACATCGTTTTACCCCGATGTTTTGAAAAGCATCGTGGCAGATCATGTTAGGGATAGCTACATTGCCACAGGCAAGCTGATAAGCCGCACCAGCGTATTGAGTCCTGACGGGCTAACCAAGACTGTCACACTGGTGTTTGATAACCAAATATCATTGGACGATTACCTCCTCGATGAGGTTATAGCCAACAGCCAGTGGTATCGTGATCGCCAAATCTACTGTGAAAAGTACAATATTTTGGTATCAGTTTCTCAACAGCCCACTTGATCTACCGAATCACTTGAATACTGTTTAGGATTCTGCTACTATTGATCATGGCCGACGTCATGATCGATATTGAAGGACTGGGTACCGGACCAGATGCTACCATACTGACCATCGCAGCAGTGGAATTTGATCCACTCACGCGAGATCATATTGGCCGGCAATACTATGTGCGCGTGGACCTAGAAAGCCAGGCCGATCGCAGAGTTGAGCAGGGCACACTGGAATGGTGGGCTACACAGCCCGCTATCATCAAAGATGATGCGTTTGCAGAGCACGGCCGACTCAGCCTCCGGGAGAGTCTGGAAGGGCTCACCCGTATGGTTTGGCATGCTCGGCGTATCTGGGCGCAGGGTCCTACCTATGATATGACCATCCTGGAGCATGCCTATAAAAGTCTGGGCATGAGCCTGCCCTGGAAGTATTTCACTGTGCGCGATAGCCGCACACTGTTTGGCCTGGTACCTAACCTTGAACGCTACCCGGCCAGCCACAATGCCTTGGAAGACTGCTGCTGCCAGATCATGTTGATCTGGGACACCATGGAATACCTCAAGATAAAGGAACTCAAATGAAAGTAAATATCCTATCCTGAGCGTATTTAACTAAATAAAGTATGTTCATAAAAAACAAATACACAACATACTATTATCGCATCGTAGAAAACGCCACTACTCGCTCCATCGATGGATACACAGAAAAGCATCATATTATTCCGCGATGCCTAGGCGGAGACGACAGTCCCGATAATCTAGTAAGGCTTACAGGACACGAACACTTTGTATGCCACTTATTACTAACAAAGATGCTCGATGGACGGCTCAAGCACAAAGCCGTAAAGGCCGCAAGGATGATGGCAACAACAGCAGGTCCTAAGCAACAGCGATATAAAGTCACTGGACGTATCTACCAAATACTTAAACAGCAAGCAACGGAAGTTTTAGACGAGACTCGAAAAAAGATGTGCGCATCGCAGAAAAGAAGATTCAGAAACTCTCCAGGCACATTTAAAAATAAAACGCACACTGAGGAGACATTAAAAAAACTGCGTAAGCCGCGCACAGAAGAACAAAAAATAAAACAATCCTTGGCAATGAAAGGACGATTCAAGGGTCGGACCCCGCATAACAAAGGAAAAACGTTTGAAGAACTCTACGGCCCAGAGGAGGCAATCAAACTAAAAGAAAAAGTAAAGCACGTTGGAGAAAAAAATGGATTCTACGGTAAGACGCATTCTGAAGAACAGCGTCGTAAAAAGAGTATTGAAAAA